ATACCCATCATCGTCATCAAATACTTCGTCGTAGTCTGTGATATGGGGTGTGCTTTCGTATTTATATGCTGACACATCAGAATATACTTCAGACTCTAATGAATCTACTAGTAACTTTAAATTCTTAACTATAAGTTTTAGTTTATCTCTGTCCATTATCTCTTTAGAAAGTAATGGTTGATGACTTCAATCTGATCATGATACCTAGCAATCTTATCTAACTCTACTTGTATTGCCTCAGTGATATCTGAATGCTCTCCAATACCTGCTGGATGCTCTAAGTATACTTCTACGTTTGCTTTATGTTTGGCAATCTCACCCTGCGCATGTGCTAAGACTGCTTTCAGTAATTGATCTCTCATATGAAGTGCCATATCTATACCTTTTTTATAATTATATATTAAAAAAGGGGGTATGTAAACCCCCTTTATATTAACTGCAAGGAACTGCCTTGCTCTTCACCTTGATGCCTCGATACATTAGATCGAAGTTCCTGTTTCTTGCTGCTTCAGCAAGAACTTTCTTGTTGTAATCTTCAGAGTCATACTCGACTCCACGGTAAGTGACTTTTGCCATTGTGTTACTCCTAAAGTAATTGGATTTTTAGCCCCGTTCCTTTAGTCATGTGCGTCCCCTAAGGGATGAACGATCCGTTCCGTGACTTACTTGCGTCTCCTAAGAGATGAACGTTGTGTTAATACTAACACACTTATATTATATAGTCAAGTAGAACTGTATCACTTGATACCAAATCCCTTAACCACCTTCTCAGCATGTCTATTATTCTCCTTCAACTTAGTCATCCAGATCCTTTCATCTAAAGTGACTTCTCCATCAGTTGATACCACTCTACAGCAGATATCAACTAACTTGTTGTAATAGTTGTTGCTTAACATGTTCAATTGCTAATGGTAGTATGGCATATTCTTTTCTTTGAATAGCTTTGGTTAATGATTTAATATTATCCTCTGGAAGAATAGCAACTTCTCCCTGCATTATAATTTCTCCTCCATCCAACTCTTCATTAACATAATGAACTGTACATCCAGTCTCAATCTCACCTGCTTCCATTGCCTGTTCAACAGCATTCAATCCTTTATACTTTGGTAATAATGATGGATGAACATTAATTATAGGAGCAGGGAAAGCAGAAGGATTTTTAATCACTCTCATATATCCAGCAAGAACTATAAGATCAACTCTCCATACCTTAAACATTTCTATCATTCTATCTTCATCTTTATGTGGAATCCTTACATGAGGAATTCCAAATTTTGCTGCTCTCTCTACAGCACCACACTTCTTAGTGTTGTGTATCATCAACACAACTTCATTGGTATTACATAATGGATTGGTAACTATGTTCTCGAAGTTGGTTCCGTTGCCAGAACACATAACACCTAATCTCATACTGCTTCCTTGCCTCCATATTTTATGTAGAGTTTTTTGACTTGTTCTTTATCCACACCACAAAGATTTATAGAGTTATGTAAACATAATCTTATACACTCTCTGTCAGAAACTGGTGCTCTCTGTCTCCATCCATGTTCATCAATGATGGTCTTAGCACCAGCAAATCCATAACCATCATCTGAATTACCTGCTTCTACTTTACTCATTCTTGCAACTCATCCAATCTATAAGGTGGGTATTTTGGATAACCATTATACTCTCTCATAGCCTCTATCATAATCTCCTTTAACTCCTTCCTTTCCTTCTCATCAAAGATAGGCAGTTCTTTAAACTCACCTGGTGGGAGAATAGGTTCTCCATTCTCATCATGAGGATATACATTATCAGTACATCCCTCAACTGATTCACCACTCATCCCTTGCGTATCAATCTTAGACATCCCATCTCCTCCTTTTCCAATCAGCATACATCTGACCATAAATCATACCTTCATCTGCCTTTATCTTTCTACCCTTAAGAAGTTCTATCTGAGGTTTAGATAGATTATCTTTCATAATATCAAGATAGATTTTTTCCCATTCAGGAATTTCTTTAATATATTCTTTATTCATAATGGTTTACCGTGCTTATCAACTAGACCCATCTTCTGAACCTGACCTAGATTAGACTTTCTAAATTTCTTAATTTGTTTATACTCTTTGATAAGTTTATCTACCTGATCCTTATACACCTTAACATTCAATTCCTTCGCTTCATCACTAACAAATCCCACTCCACTATCCTCTTTACCTTCTTGCGCCTCTAGATAATCATTAATTCCGTTCTGAATCTCACCTTCAATGATGTCATTAATCTGAGCTTTCAGTTCTTCATCTTTCATTTCTTTTTCCTCTTCACTTTCTTTTCTGGTGGTATTGGTTTCTTGTTCCATAAAGAAGGTTTTACATTACCATTAGCAAAAGCTATAGATTGTAAACCTTCTTTATACTTATCCCAATACTCATCAAATACATCTACCCTACCATCAGCCATCACTATATCATATGTTATCTTATCTTCTACAACATAAGTAACAAGATAAGCATTGCGTGGCAATGTCTTATCATCTGCTGCAGACTTATCACACTTTTCATGAATAATATTTACTGACATTATGATCTTCCACCCCACTCAATATCTGGATAAGCTTCCTCTACCACTTCAAAAGAAACATCATACATATCTTCTAAATTTTTATCTTTAACTGCAATCACAATATCTGCTTCTTTAGGATGAAGACCTTCTAACATCTGAATAAAGATAGTCTCTCTTCTGATGGTAGACAAAGCATCATTACCACCCTTCACAAACATATAAAGGTTTCTTTGTTCTCTACGTAAAGAAGAATGATCTGTACCTAAAGGATTCTCATTAGCCTTATAAGGAACTGTTCCTGGTGGTAAAAGAGAAATTACTGATTCATCAAAGTTCCATATAAAAAGACTCTTCAATGCATCACATTCATACTCTTTAAGTAGAGCAACCTTCTTAGCATCGGTCTTTTGCTCAGATACTAATTCAAGTATCTCATTCATGAAAGGGTTAGAAGGAAGCTTCTTAGTTGCTGCTGTCTTCCTTGGTTTCCTAGTCTTCTTAGTTCTAGGACTCCCCGTCGTTGTCATCATCGAGTTCTGTGTCATGGTTTTCAATTCTTAAAGCTAAAATTTCATCAGGAACTATGTTCCCATTTGCATCAAACATTTCTGGATGCGAGTAAACTACTTGAGGTGTTGTTTCATATGAATGTTGTCTTGCCATCCATCCTATCATACCTCCAACTAATAATGCAAGCATAGACATTACTGTCATAAGTGTCAATGATACTACAAGTGTTTCAGACATGGCACTCCTCCAGTGAGTTTATTTTTTTCTAATATCAAAGTAAAAGTTTAAATGAAATACAATCTCCCTATTCCATAGAGCAATTAGATTTCCAAACTTTACTTGAAATGTTTTAGGTTTTTCTGGTTCCTCTGGTTTCTCCCTCCTTCTTAATAATAACTCAACACCCCGATTGATCTCAGGTTTGTCATTATTTAGATCCTTTTTTTCTTCTGCCTGGTCTTCTGTCACTTTGATACCTCCATGCATCTTCCAATATACTATACAAATAATTCTTTATCTTTCTTGCTTGAGGTTTAGGTATGTGACCATATGCCTCACGCAATTGTTTATGGTCGTTATCTGAACCACCCTTAATATATCCTTCAAGTTCTAATACCTGCTCAGATATTTCAGCAGCAGTAGAACTCTCCACAAAAGAATCTATCTCTGCCTTCCTAGTCTTACGATACTTAAGGTAATCATAGAACTTAAGTTGCATCTTACCCTCGAAAGCATACTCAATAGCATGTTCGATCATATCATATACATTTTCAAAATCGTCTTTCATTAGACTAACTTTTTCTCCTTTAAATACTCTACTGTTTCAAAGCAACCACCAAGATTCTGGTGATCCATTACCACCTGAGGGAAAGTAGAACCTTGACCAAACTGGCCATAGAAACCCTCCTTATCAAAGTGTTCATCTAATTTATAAACCACATGGTTTAACTTTGCTAACTCTAACACTTGCACTACCTTTGTGCAATAAGGACATCCATCTTTGGAATATACTGTAAAGTTATTCATCTAATTCTTTTGATTTGTTTTTGATAATAATCCTATCATTCTTATAATCAGGGACAAACTCTAAGACATCATCATGACCCCACATAAGTTCTTCATATAAGGAATTGAGTCTATCCATATCTTCCCAAAGATCATTCACATGATGAGTTTCATCACCCCAATGATGTTCTTCTGGTTCTAGATCTCCGTGCATTTGCTCTCCATGAACAGTTTTTATTTAGTTTCCATAAAAAATGGAGGGACTTTTAATCCCTCCATATCCTAACAAATATTCAGTTTTAAATCAAGCTTAACCTATTGCAGGAGCAACAAGTGCAACTTCAGATGTCTCAGCAGCAGCAAGGTCTAGTGGGAAGTTGTGTGCATTTCTTTCATGCATAACTTCC